TTAAGATTTATCTACGACATCCCAGGGTCATAAAACTTTATTCAAGACTCAAGCAGCAATATTCTTATGTTATAGATGTCTATGCCCGAAACATGATGGAGGACAATTCTTTTTCTTCCTACATGGAGATCAAGGAGTCATTGGAAGGCGAGTCTTCGATAGGTTCCGACAAAGACATGTTGGTGGCAGCATGAAGAAAATACCTTTTGTCGGACTACACGCACACAGCACAGCAGGAAGCCCTTTTGATGCTGTTGGATACCCACAAGACCATATGGACTATGCCTATGAAAATGGTATGGATGCTTTGGCATTAACAGATCACGGTAATATGAATGGTCTAGCCTTTCAGGTTTTACATGCAAAGAAGATGGAGAAGGAAGGAAAAAACTTTAAACCAATTTATGGTATTGAAGCATACTTTGTTCCATCCCTGGAAGAGTGGAGAGGAGAGTACGAAGAGGTAAAGAACAACTCCAAGAAGATGAAGAAAGAGAAGGATTCTGGAACCACAATTGAAGATGAGGATGCTTCAAAGAAGAATGTAAAAGATATTCTTAGGAAGAGAGCACATCTGATTCTATTGGCACAGAACCAAAAAGGATTAAACAATTTATTTAAACTTGTTTCTAAATCCTTCTCTGAAGAGAACTTTTATCGGTACCCTCGTGTTGACTATGAGCTTCTTGCTGAACATAGCGAAGGTGTCATAGCAGCATCAGCTTGTCTAGGCGGGGTGTATGCTCAAGACTATTGGAAATTTTACGATAGTGAAAGCAAGACTATCCCAGAGGAAAACAAAGAATCGTTGTTGAATGCAATGAGGACAACCTCTAGGAAGATGAAAGAAACATTTGGAGACAGATGGTATGCTGAATTACAGTGGAACTCCATCAAGGAACAGCTTGAGTTGAATGAGTATATAATTCAAGTAGCAAAAGAATTTAATATTGAATTGATAAGCACAGCCGATAGTCACTATCCTCGTCCCGATGTTTGGAAGGACAGAGAACTATATAAAAGACTTGCCTTCCTTAACAAAGGAAACAGGGAAGGTGTATCTGCTGATCTTATTCCAAAGTCTGTTGAAGAAGTAGGGTATGAATTGTATCCAAAGAATGGCGAACAGATGTGGAATTCTTATAAGAGTTATTCAAGTGAACTTGGATTTGAATACGATGATGATATTGTGATGGACTCCATCACAAGAACTCACAAGATAGCACACGAGAGGGTAGAAAAGTTCTACCCAGATAATTCAGTTAGGCTTCCAGGGTTTGTTATACCGCAAGGTAAAACAGCAGACGAAGCACTAACACAGGCAGCTATTACTGGGCTTCAAAAGAAATACGAAGATAACTTAATAAAGGAAAATGAGATTGCTAGGTATGCAGCTCGCTTGAAAGAAGAGCTTTCCATTATTAATAATGTTGGGTTTGAGAAATATTTCTTGACAATGAAAGCAATTGCTGACAAGGCACAAGAAATACAATTGGCTGGTCCAGGCAGGGGCAGTGCTGCTGGTTCACTGGTTGCTTATGCTTTGGATATAACCCAAATAGATCCAATCAAATACGGCTTGTTGTTTTCTAGGTTTCTCCGTAAGGATGCAGTTGATTATCCTGACATTGATTATGATGTTAGTGATCCTATGGTACTGAAAGAAAAACTCGTGGAGGAATGGGGAGAGGATTGTGTTGCTCCTATTTCAAATTGGAACACGCTGAAGCTCAAAAGTCTTATAAAAGATATTGCAAGGTTTTATAACATTGACTTTTCCGAAGTGAACACCGTGACTAGCAAGATGATGGATGAAGCAAAACCAAGAGCAAAAGAAAGACACGGATTAGCAGCAGGAATGTATATTCCTACATTCGAAGAAGTGAAAGAGTTCAGCCCAACACTTCAGAACTTCCTAAATAAATACCCCTATGTGGAAACTCACATAGATGTGCTGCACGGACAGATTAGATCTTGTAGTAGGCATGCTGGCGGGGTCGTGGTGGCAGAGAACCTTAGTAAACATATGCCATTGATTAAGAGTGGCGGTGTAATACAAACACCGTGGAGTGAAGGACAAAATGTTAGACACTTGGAGCCTATGGGCTTTATTAAGTTTGACATTCTTGGGCTAACCACACTTAGGATGATGGAAGGAGCAATTCGCCACATCCTTAAACGGCATCATGGAAAAGAAGATCCATCGTTCAAAGATGTTAAAGAATACTATGATGAAAACCTTCATCCAAACAAAATTGATCTCAACGATCAAGAAGTATATAAGAATGTTTTTCACAAAGGCAAGTGGGCCGGCATCTTTCAGTTCACTGAGTCCGGTGCTCAAAAGCTTTGCGAAGATGCAAAGCCAACAAACATTATTGATATTTCTACCATAACAAGCATCTATCGCCCTGGGCCTTTGTCTGCTGGGGTTGGACACGATTATATTAAGGCAAGAGAGAACCCAGAAGAAGTTGTATATGAAAACAAAGTAATAGAGGAAGTAACAAAGGAGACGCATGGCTTCTTGATCTTTCAAGAGCAAATTGCTTTGTTGGCTCATCGTCTTGGCAAGGACTTTTCTCTAGATGAGGGAAACCTTTTAAGGAAAGTCTTGACGAAAAAGGGAACTGGTAAGGACAGCCTCAAGGACAACTTAAAGATCAAGTTTGTGGAAGGCTGCTTGGAGAACAACCTTTCGCGAGGAGAAGCAGAAAACCTTTGGACGAACTTTGAATACTTCTCGGGCTATGGTTTCAACAAGTCTCATGCAGTTTCTTATTCTGTGTTGTCTTACCAGTGTGCTTGGCTTTCAAACTATTATGAGACAGAATGGATGGCAGCATTTCTGGACAAGGAGCCAGAGACAAGAAAAGAAAAAGCAACAAACTTAGCAAAGAGTTTTGGCTTCAAGATTAAAAATCTGGATGTCAATACCAGCGGTAAAGTGTGGGAGATATCAGAAGACGGAAAGACATTAATTCAGCCCCTTACATCTATAAAAGGATTGGGCGAGAAAGCAATTGAACAAATAATAGACAACCGTCCGTACAACAGTGTTGAGGAATTCATCTTCAATGAGAACATTGTATACAGCAAGCTCAACAAGAAGGCTTTGGACGTCTTAATAAGAAGCCAGGCAATGAACGAATTGGCTGATGATAGGTTTACTGGCCTGAAGCATTTTTGGACTGCTGTTGCTGTACACAGACCAAGAAAAGAAAAGGAGCTTTTAGAAAACATAGATGTGTTTGCTGGGGAAGGAGACTTCACAGAAGAAGAGAAGATCGAATACTTAGTGTCGCTAACAGGGTTCTTTCCAATTAGTAAAGTGCTGAACCACAGAGTTAGGGCATTGCTGGAACAAGAGTTTGTTCCACCGATATCAGAATATGATCCAGAACTAGGCAATGTGTGGTTCATCCCCAGAAAAATAACAGTCAAGAAGACGAAGAAAGGAAAGGACTATTGGGTAGTTGACTGTATCGATGACAACAGCAACTTGACAAAAGTAAAGTGTTGGGCAATCCAGCCAAACCAGGAGCTTCACATTAATCGCCCTTACATAGCCACTTTGGACTATGATGCTCAGTGGGGATTTAGCACTAGAAGCATTAGAAAGAACTTTGTTCTATTGGATTGATCATGTCGAAGGTAAAAAGAAAAATATTATCACTTTGTTATTATTTGCTTAGTGTGGATGTGGACTTTAAGTTTAAGTGTGAAAGCAAATATTGTTTTGGTAGGTATAAGTGGCGGGGTTCAGAGGGAGAGTTAATTTGTGAGGAATGTTATCGGAAAAGCCTTGCAAATCATAACGAATTGTGATATAGATATATGAGCCCCCCGCATCCAAAATGAACTTTTTTCGTAGAGCATCTAGGGAAGTTGAGGCTGAAGATGAATCCTGGTGATTTGATAATTATTGAGGAAAAGAACTGGAACTCTTCCTTGGCTGCTTTTCTTAAAAAGTGGGATTGGGGAAGCTGTCTTTACGCAGCAGTTATGGGAGGTGGATTAGGAATGCCAACTCTGGCACCCGTGGCTCTTGGAGAAGAGCTTGCATTGATGACAGTTAAGAGCACAAAGACAGGCGAAGAAGTTGTTTTGAAAAGGCTAGGGGACAATTCAGTTCTCTTTAGGGATCGGATTGTCGGTGTTGTTATCGAGGTTATAAAAGAAGACCACAGAGATTTTGATGTTGTTAAGTTCTTCGACCAGAATAGCACAATGAGGTATGCCCGCCGGGCCGTTGTCGAAAATGCATTGGAACTGAGATAAGGTGGTGTCGTATAAAAGAGTATATCTTTTTCGACTTCCACGGAAGGGAGGTTTAAAGAATTTTTTAAGACTAATTTTCCAAATTTAGAGATTAACTTCTTGTTCCTGCTTTTGATATCTATTTACTATGACAGAAGATCGCGAGGCCATAGTCGGCATCAATGAAGTTGTTTTAACGGGAATTAATGACGGAGAGCACATTATGAAAGAATTGGAATTTGATATCGTTCTTGAGGACACACCGCTTGAGGAAGCCGAAAACACCTCTCAACCTAAGCAAGAATTTGTCTCCACCAAAGAGTCTTTGGCATCTTTGACACGAGAGTCAATTAAGAAAGAAAAAGAAAAGAAGGAAGAGAGACCCAGTGCGGAAGAAGAGACCCCTGAATTCCAAAAATCAGTGAAGATGCTTGTTGAAAATATAGTAGAATGGTGTAACTACTCTGCCCGCCATGGTAAGTGGAAACATGTTTACGAAATGGACGATGTGGATAGAAAATATTTTAAACCTACGATGCGAGCCTTGCGACTGAGGCTGAAAGGTGTTCTCATTATTTCCTGCGATCCCCGCCGTGAGTTGACTATTGAGTGGGGGACTAACGAAGTGTGAGGCTCTCTTCGGGCGCAGCCCGCAATTAGTGCCCCACTGGCGGAACTACAAACTGGCGACTTCTTTGGAAAAGAAGGGTTCGAAGTTTTTTTTAAGACAAATTTTTCAAACTTGGGGATTGGTACTCTCTTATAGTTTTGGAGGAAACATGGGCTTTAAGGGCTTATCTTTGTTTGCCAATGTTGGTATTGGAGAAACATATTTTGATCAATGCGGTATAGAGGTGGTCGTTGCTAATGAGTGGCTCGAAGATCGAGCAGAATTTTATTCTAAGATGCACCCCAAAACAGAAATGATTTGTGGCGACATTTCAGACTCTGATGTTTTTAGTGAAATTATCTCAAAAAGCAAAGATGCTGGTGTTGATTTTATTTTAGCAACACCACCATGTCAGGGAATGAGCATAGCACATGCTTTGCGTGCAAGCAAAGAAGATCCACGAAACAGTTTAATCAAGCAAGCTGTGAATGCGATTAAAGAACTTAAGCCAAAATATGCTATTGTTGAAAATGTGCCAGGCATGGCTAGCGAGAAGACATTTATTTTGGATGATAACGATGAAAAAACGAATATCATGCCATATATTGAATCCCAACTGGGAAAAGAATATAAAGTCGTCTATGAGGTGCTTGATGCTGCAAACTATGAAACCCCTCACCACAGAAAGAGGCTCATAACTCTGATGTCTCGCCGCGACCTTCCACAGTGGGTTCATCCCGATCCAAGTTTAAATAAAATCACTGTGAGAGATGCTATTGGAACATTTCCTTCATTGGAGTGTGGTGAAGATTCTGAGGTTAAGTGGCACTCTATGTTGCACAAAAAACCATCTTATAGACATATAAAGTGGATGCAACATACTCCCACAGGGCAGACAGCCTACGACAACGAACTCTGGTGCCCCTGCACGGTTGAATACTTTAAAGTAGGGGAAGTAGAAGAGCCGGTGTATAGAAAAATTAAGGGCTTCAAAACGACATACAAGAGAATGGAGTGGGACAAGCCAGCACCAACAGTAACAATGATGAACGGAAGCATCAATAGTCAAAACAATGTGCATCCTGGCAGGGACAATGGTGATGGTACTTTTTCTGATGCAAGGGTGTTGACAATAAAAGAATTGTGTGCTATAGTGGGTTTGCCCGAAGATTGGGTAGATCACTTACAACACACGAAGGAAACAGAGAACTTCTTAAGAAGGGTTCTAGGTGAATGCTTTCCGCCCAAAATGGCGAAGGCTATTGTGGACAATATTCCACAAGAGGAAAATTGATTATGGTAAACATGAGAGGCTCCTTGGGTAACAAGAAGGGATTTAAGTTTCAAAAGATGTTGACGGACAATATCAACGAAGATAATGTCAACTTCCCAGGTTTATTGTCCAAGGAGCTTGACGAACAAGTTTTTTGTGAATCTATCGGTACAGACAGCCGAGACAAGATAGACAACATTATAATAGACCAAGTTACCGGAGTGGAACTTAGAATAAGTGCGAAGTGTCCCGCAAGGCTTGAGAGTATCCAGATGTCGTCTTTTGCAATAAGTCGCCAGTTTAAATATCTTGAATCGGTGACCGGCCAAGTGCTGCCTGAGTATTTTCGAAACTTTTGTTATGCCTACTTTGGCCGCCCAAAGTATAGCGACTGGATGGAAGCGAATACTGCTTGTGGTGCAGAGACATCTAAACTAGATTGGAAGAGCGAAACCCGCCGTCAAAGAACGTTGCTTGATAAGTTTCCACCTAGCCTGTTAGAAGAAGTAAAATCTTATTTTGATAATAACTCAGATTTAAAGAAAGCACTTACAGAAATGCATTTGATATCTGGATTTACTACAGATAGGAAAGCAGACTGTCAGATTTATCACCCTGCACCAAGTGAAAATGATATTGATTTCACTTCTAACAATTTTTATTATGTAGATTTATATGCCGTGTATGAAGAGTGTCAGAATTGGGAACTGGAGCTGGGGAACAGCACCATTAATTTTGGGCCACTAAACTTGAAAGTAAGAGGTGGCGGAGGAAAAGCTTGCAAGCCAACATCTGAGTCGTACCATGTTCCCCAGTGTTTCTCAGGAATCAATAAATTTAAAGAGTATCTTGGAGGTACGGGTGCCTTCATTAAGGGAAGTTTCCCAGAGGTTATAAGACACTCTTTCGAAAGAAAGAAAATAATTTGAAAAGAGTGCTTGACAATTGTCTACCGTTGTGGTAGATCTATACCGGGCAGCCAGAGATATTTGTCTGGCTGTCCTTAACAAAAAAAAGATCTCTAAGGAGATCATTAAAGGAGCCATTGTGGCAAAGATTAACACAGAAAAAATCAATGATATAAAGACAAGTGAAACTACTAAAGGTGGCCCAGTGAAATTGTCGCTAAAAGAGTGGAATCAAATCGACCCAACCCCAAATCCAGGCGACATAGTTCTTCTTGACCCGAGCCTGTTCGTGAATAAACACGGCAATCTTTTTGAGGATCGTGCTCAGCTAAATGATTTGTTGCGAAGTGAAAACATCGATCATTCCTGGGCGAAAGAGCTTGGTAGGAAGATCAGAGAGGAAGGACAAAAAGTAGAAGCAACGGTGGTCTTTGTAAACGGAAAGCCGAAGCTAATAAAAGGTGCTCATCGCACCGTTGGCTGTTGGTACGAGGGGTACAAACTTGAAGCGAGAGTCTTAGACCCCAGCTTAGTACCGTCGGATTGGGATCAGGTTGATCTCGGCATGATTGACAATTTCGACACACAAGAAAAGAAAGTCTCTACGATTAAAGAGGAGGAGAACTGGGTTATCGCGAAATTAAAGGAAGATCCTGAAATTTGGAAAAAAACTGGGATTGATCGTACACCTTCTGAGCCCACTAAAGAAGGCCACGACCGCGATGCTGCTAAACTTCTTGAATACATAAAGAGCTTATGTGATCCCGAGACCGGGGAAAACAAGGGCCAGTATACGAAACTGACCGTCGCGAAACTCAAAGGAATAATAACAGAACATAGAGTAAATGAGGCATTGTTGACAAAAGGTCTTTATGCACCGCAAAATCCAGAAGTGGAATCCAGGCTCCCGAAAATGATGCAAAAGGTTGGGGTCACTCTTGATGAGGGTACTTGGTCTGGACAGATAAAGGGAAATGGGAGTTCTATCGGAGACCCAGATTACAGAGGATACATTATGCACAGGGTTGGTTTTGGTCGCGGTGGGGGCGGAACGGGCCACTTAAACAGCTATATGCTTTCTAGAGAGAAGTTTCCAAAAGCGACTATCTTTATTCTTGGTATATTAAAAAACCCTTCATCGCTTGTGGACCTTATAATGAAGCGTTACAAACTGCTCGAAGCATTTGAACAAAAGCAGGATGCATATAGAATAAATGGCAAGAAACCATATGATAACATTTATTTCATTCCGCAACGACGTTCCGGCAACTTCTTAAATACCGACATACCTGGTATCAAAGAAGAGCCCAGTGATCAATTGGTGACAGCAGATGAGGTGAGGCAAAGCTACCAAGTGCTTCAAAGCCGAGATAAGAAAGCTACGAAGAAGAAGCCGCCCAAGAAAACAAAATAATTAGGTTGAACAAGCGGCCCTCTTCGGGGGGCCGCTTAAGATTTATTAAAATAAGGAGTAAAAAACATATGAAGAAAACAATATTAACAACAGCAGCTCTAGGGCTATTGTCAGGGTGCATAGTAGACGACAGAGAGAGGTGTGAGAATATCGATGGTGGTATTCTAGACACCGATGCCGGCACTGACGGTGGATGTGTATACACTGAAGTGATTTACTTCCCCGATCAGTTAATTACATTTGAACGATAAGGAGGAAGAAAATGATCAAGTTTGAACTTGTGAGAGACCCAGATGGGAGAGAGGATGACTTCACAGTCATTGATCACGATGGTGACCTGAGATCATATAATGAAACCGAGTTTGAAGTGGACATTGACGGAGACAGCATAAGCATCGTCCCTAGGCAGATTCCATTTTATTCGTCAAGAGGATAACATGATACTAGAATATTGCAGAGTAAGAGATAGTGTTGTGCCCCCAACTAGGTCTAACCCAAGTGATGCTGGATTAGATCTGTTCTTTAACCCAGTTGATAGACAAGAAATTGCTCTAAAGCCTGGTCAGAGTAAGCTGTTTCAAACAGGATACAAGTTTGGTATACCCCATGGTTATTGTTTGGAGGTAAAGAATCGCTCAGGTAATGCTTCTAAGCGGAGCTTACTTGTGGGTGCCTGTATCATTGATCCGGGTTACGACGGAGAAGTTTTTGTAAACTTGCACAACGTAGGAAGAGAAACACAGGTGTTGCATTCAGGCGACAAAATTGCCCAAGTGGTAATGTATCCAGTTGTTCATTTTAAGGCGTTCGAAAAGAATGAAGATGATCTGTATGGTTATTACCCTATTGCTATGAGCGACAGAAAGGATGGAGCTTTAGGCAGCACTGATAAGAAAAACCCTCGCCAATTAAGTTTAAAGTATGCTGACATGTATTTTGATCACGAAGGTGAAAAGTAAAAGGAGATAAGCTATGAGTAATTTAAAAGTAGTTACACCACCGACAGACGAAGGTGGAAAGACAAAAGAAGAACGGATCACAGACTATATAAAGTCTTTAGTGGCATTGGAAGATGCTATGGAGCCGTACAAGGAACAGAAGAGGGACATGAAGGCCAACTACATTGAGAATGGCTGGCTAGATAAGGAAGAGATTAGTATTGCCGTTAAGGCATTACGGCTGATGAAGAGTGAAGTTGACCTAGAGCAGCTACAAGACTTTATCGATCTCTACAAGAAAACTAAAGACATTTAGAAAGGGGTTTACAGATGCACAAGAGTGACATGGAAGTATTGTTTAGTAGCGATAAGATGGATTGGGAAACTCCTCAAGCATTTTTTGATAAACTAAATGGTATACATAAATTTAACTTGGATCCTTGTGCATCTGTAGACACTGCTAAGTGTAACAATTATTATACAGAATCTGACAATGGATTAGAGAAGGACTGGTCAGAGGGCGCCACTGCTGATAGGCCAGTTTCTGCTTTTGTTAATCCACCATATGGAACATCTATTAAACACTGGATCAAGAAGTCTTATCTAGAGAGTAAGAAGCCATATACCAAAGTTGTAATGCTTATACCGGCAAGGACTGATACATCATATTGGCATGAGTACTGTATGAAAGCAGACAAGATACACTTTATCAGAGGTAGACTTAAATTTGGGGGTGCCAAGGCTGGTGCTCCTTTCCCTTCTGCCGTTGTAATATTCGACAAGGGAAACAACAATAGTGGTGCCTGCCACTGTTTTACAATGGAGAGGTAATATGGCAAAAGCTATTAAAAATAAGAAAACTTTTAAAGATAAGAAAAAGGAGTCAGAACAAGACATTAATGAGAAGCTAGGCTTGTTTGATATGATACCAGAGAATTGTATGATATGTGATAAAGACTTTGACAAGAAGGACAAGAAGCAAGTTCAAAGTTGGTTTGTCGCAGTGAGGGAAGAAGAAAAGAAAGTTAATTTATATTGTCCAGACTGCTGGGAAAGAGCACAGAGCTTCATTAAAGACCTTCAAGAGGGATTAGCTAATGAAAAAAAACAACAAAATAGTTGAGGCGATCACCACAAAGGACACTCTCTTGGTACCAAAGTACAGCGAGATAGAGAGTAGAAAAGATATTGATATTACCAGTCGATTATCTAGTGCTCACACTTTTGATTTGCCACTTATTTCTTCTCCCATGGACACAATAACAGAGAAAGAGATGCTTGTTGCGATGAACCAATGTGGCGGCTTCGGGATCTTACACAGGTATAACAAGATAGAAGAGCAGGTTAAGATAGCTGAGAGTATAAAGTGGGAAGACAAATCAAAGAGAAAGAAAACATTTGTTGGTGCTGCTATTGGGGTGACTGGTGATTATCTAGAAAGAGCCATGGAACTGTGTGGCTTGGTTGATTTAATATGTTTGGATGTTGCCCATGGGCACCACATCTTAATGAAGGAGGCACTAAACAATCTGATAAAAGCGGGTGTAAAGAATAACACACACATTATGGCAGGCAATGTTGCAACATTTCAAGGGTTCGAAGATTTATCCAACTGGGGTGCGGACAGTGTGAGGGTTGGCATTGGTGGTGGTTCTATTTGTAGCACGAGAATACAGACAGGCCACGGTGTTCCAAATTTACATGCTGTTATGGAGTGTGCTAAGTCAACCTGCGACACAAAGTTGATTGTAGATGGCGGTGTTAAGAATAGTGGTGATATTGTGAAGCTCCTCGCCGCTGGGGCAGACTTTGTAATGTGTGGCTCTTTGTTGTCGGGAACCAAAGAGACACCAGGAAAGATAATTACTTCTGAGGGTGGAGAAAAGTTTAAAAGATATCGTGGTATGGCATCTAAGGAAGCCCAAATAGATTGGAAAGGGGAAGCATCTTCTCTAGAAGGGGTATCAGCCTTAGTCCCTGCACGAGGGAGTGTTAAAGATGTTTTAAGAGAAATTGAAACAGGCATTAGGAGCGGCTTCTCTTATAGTGGTGCTCGTAATCTATGTGACTTAAGAGACAAGGCAGAATTTATAGTACAAACCGTTGCTGGCCAAGCAGAGAGCAGCATACACGTTTAAATACAGCGAAGGGAATAAAATGAAAACAACTATTAAACAAGATAGGTATTGGGGGAACACGACGGATACACCAATGCTAGATGGCAATGACAACAATGAGAACCAGGTCCATATCTCAAATAATAGAGTGTACTTTTATTCGGAGGTGACAAGGCCAGACTGCTTGGTTCTGAATAAGAGCCTCCAAATTATTGCCGATAATATGACGAACACAGCCAATAATTATGGCATTTCTCCACCGCCAATTAGACTCCACATTAATTCATATGGCGGGAGTGTTTTCGCTGGGCTGTCTTCTGTAGACT